GATATAAACAATTATAACTTGCAAGATATTCTCTCATTATTTAAAATTCCAGTAAACTTTGACGAACATGACATGAAAAGAGCAAAACAAGTAGTATTAAAAACGCATCCAGATAAATCAAAACTACCTGCCGAATATTTTCTTTTTTATTCAAAAGCCTACAAGATGTTGCATTCTGTGTGGGAATTTAGAAAACGTGGAGACGTGGATTCAAAGAACCCAAAAAACACAGAATATTCAAATTATTCAGATGAAGATAAGAATGTATTGTTAGACCAGTTCTTTGAATCTAATGAGAAATTTAAGAAAAGCGCCAACTTTAACAGATGGTTTAATCAACAGTTTGATAGAAATAAGTTATCTAATGAATCGGAAGAAAAAGGATACGGAGACTGGTTAAAAACAGATGAGGACCTTGACGAACCTGCAAAAAATGTTTCAATGGCGACCATGAAACAAGAATTTGATAGAAAGAAAGAAAGGGTTCGTTCTCTCATTGTAAGAGAAGATATTCAGGAATTGTGGTCTAATAACTCTTTTTCAGGTTCATCTGCAGAATTATCAAGTGATGCTCCTGGAACGTATGATTCTGGATTGTTTAGCGGTTTAGGGTTTCAAGATCTATACAAGGCACACACCGAAACAGTGATTCCCGTTACAGAAGAGGATTATGAACAAAAACAAAAATTTAGAAGCGTCAATGAATATCAAAGCTATAGAAATAATCAGGACATTAAACCGCTTTCCGAAGCGCAAGCGCAAGAATATTTAAATCAACGAAATGAAAAGGAAGAAGAAAAAGCAGTTAGAAGAGCTTATGAATTAGCAAAACAGACAGAACTAGCAAAACAGAAAAACCAAGAATTTTGGAGCGGATTGCAACTATTGCAGAATAAATAAAATATATAATAATATTATATATGTCATTTAAGGTGAAAAACTACATTAACTATATTTATCTAATTGTTATTTTAATAGTTCTTTGGTTTTTATATAATAGATACGAAGATAAACGTGCAAGAGAGGAAAATATTGGAAATTACGACGCAATTCAAAAATATTTATTGAATGAATCATCTTTAGCTGATACAAAAAAACCTATTTTGTGGATTCCAATTACATATGAATACAACGCTCGCAATTGGATTAGTTTTGGATCTCGCAGCTCTTTTGAGTTAAATCAGCCATATATGTATTTAACAGTAAGAAGTATTATTAACCAGTGCCAGGATTCTTTCCATATTTGCATAATAGACGATGATTCATTTGGAAAAATACTTCCCAATTGGACCGTTAACATGCGTTCCATTGCAAGCCCAGTTTCCGATTATATGCGTTCTCTCGCTTTAAGCAAAATCCTTTACAAATATGGCGGGCTGATTGTTCCTCCTTCCTTTTTGTGTATGCGCGACTTGAATGAACTATATGCAATGGGAACAAGCGGAGAAAAAATGTTTATTTGCGAAACAGTGGATAGAAATATTACATCAACAACGCACGAATTTTATTCAGATATTAGTTTCATGGGATCGCCAAAGGAATGCCCTGTATTAAAAGAAATGATTGATTTTATGCAGAGAACAATTTCAGCCGATTACACTGCTCAAACTGAGTTTTTGGGTGAGTTTAATCGCTGGTGCAATAGTCGTGTGCAAAAGCATCAAATAAATTTGATTCCTGGAAAGTTGATTGGAACAAAAACGATGGATGATACAATGATCTTGGTTGATAATTTATTGTCAAATGATTATATTGATTTATATCCTCAAGCTTATGGTATTTACATACCTGCAAAGGAAATTTTAATGAGAAGACACTATGAATGGTTTGCCAGAATGTCACAAGCGCAGGTCTTGGAGTCAAATGTTATTATTTGCAAATACATATTATTGGCAAGCGCTCCTGATTCAAAGAAGGGAACAATTGAACCTATGAAAAACACCGGCGGCTGGAGAAAACATTGGATAGGATATTGGCAAGTGCCTTCTGGATTTGGTTTATGGGGACCCAAACCTCAGCCATTTGCGACGCATTTAATAATGAAAAAGAGTGATCCCCATCCTTAAAAAACCAATAAATTATCTCACCTCAACATAAAAAAACTATAAGGCCATTCTGGAAGGTCTTCATTTTCGTCTTCTAAGTCATAGAAAGGATCATAATCATTTGGAAGAGTTTTACAAGAGATGCAATCAAAAAAACTATATATAAGAGAGTATAACCTCATATTTAATATAAGGTTATATGAAATTAAAAATAAATATAATAAATAATATTATACGTGGATTTGTCGTATTTTATAACAGAAGTGTAATTTATTGCGCAAAAATTGCATATTTGACGTAAAATGGTTGTAAAATTATTATAGGCAAGTTTTCTTTCTAAATATTTTTGTTTTGACAAAAAATAATATGGTTTAAGATTCTCAACGAATTCTTGTAATAAATTATTAAATAATCCTTTTTTATATGCATCATTATTAAATGTATAACATTTTTCATTTTTAATGCATATAGATTGCAATAAATCAAATAAAATATCTTTTGGGAAGTCTTTTTTAAATAATTGATTTGGCATGTATATGGTATATATAATTATATTAAATTTTTAGTAGAATAATTTACTCTAAATTTTTTACTTTTGCTATTTTTCATCTTTTTTGAAGCAACCGTAAATCCGTCAATTGTTTCTTCAACTACAACAACTGTTTCTTTGCACGCATCCAAAGGCTCTTCGCACGGAACAGAGTGTACAACCTCAAACTTTTCAACAAGAGGCTCCTCTAGAGGTTCTTCCACCTTTTCATCTTCCACTTTTTCTTCTTCCACTTTTTCTTCTTCCACTTTTTCTTCTTCTACCTTTTCAACTTCCACGTTTTCAACTTCCACGTTTTCAACTTCCACGTTTTCAACTTCCACGTTTTCATCTTCCACTTTTTTTTCTTCCACTTTTTCTTCTTCTACCTTTTCAACTTCCACTTTTTCTTCTTCTACTTTTTCTTCTTCTACGTTTTCATCTTCCACCTTTTCAACTTCCACGTTTTCATCTTCCACTTTTTCTTCTTCTACTTTTTCTTCTTCTACGTTTTCATCTTCCACCTTTTCATCTTCCACCTTTTCATCTTCCACGTTTTCATCTTCTACTTTTTCTTCTTCTACGTTTTCATCTTCCACCTTTTCATCTTCCACCTTTTCATCTTCCACGTTTTCATTTTCTACTTTTTCAATAACAGGTTCTTCTACGCGTTCTTCTGCCTTTTCAACTTCAACATTCTCAGCAACAATATCATTTAAATACTCGCATACATTCTCAGCAAGTGATTGTTCCAAATTAGCAACAACTTCTTCCAAAGTCTCTTCTACTATTTCTCCCTCAACTGCTACAATTTCTTCAACAAATTTAACACGTTTTTCGGAAATAGATTTTTCAAAAATACTCACATCAATAAACTCTTTTCTAAGATAAGTTATAGTTATTTTGTCAGCGTTATTTTTCATGTTAACAATGTAATGAGTTTTGTTAAGTTTATCCATTCCTACCGGATTTTCTTCTGGTCGCAAAGTTAAAATTATTTGTTTAAAACTTTCAAGTTTTTCTTCAGAAATAAAATCTAACCACAAAGATTCAGCATCATTAACAATCATATTTAAAAATATGTCCTTAAAATTGTAAGTGTAAAAATCCAAATTTAATGATGTTTTATTACAAACATTTGACACACGCAATCTTGGCCCAACTAGCATAGTTCGTTTTGGAAATGAAAAATGTTTCAAAATATGAGGAGTAAAATTGTCAAAGGGATCAACGTTGACAAAAATGTAATGATCATAACCAGATACATTCGCGACAACAAATGCGTCATTTAATCCAACCGTTATTTTATCATCAAACTTGACAATCAATTCGGACATGTTATATATTATAAAATATAAAATTTTGTAGAAACTGCTAAAATTAAGCAAAATTCTCAATTAAATTATTTGTGAATAGTGCGAGTTCTATTTCATCTTCGTGAATATTATAAAAAATTGTAATGTATTTGCAAATAAACGGTGTAATAATGTATTTTTCATCTTCTGATAAAATGTTAGTTGTCTTGATAAATAAAAAATAGTTGTCTAAAATATCCATAACAGAATATCCTTTGTCGTATATTGAATATATAAGCTGTATTGCTTCATTTAATTTTTTATCTTTGAGAAACTCGGTATACTTTTGGAAAGAGTTAAAACTAATATTTGTACATACGCTAGTAGCCAAATCTAATGTAATTGGCATATTTAACAGCTTGAACTTCTCCATATAATTGATCAAAATTTTGGCAGTGTTATTGCAAATATCTAAAATAAAATTTTCGGCATCGTTTGCTATCTCAATGTTCTCATTTACCTTTATTTTATTCATAATCTTTGCTAAATTATCGCGTTGAAGTGGTTTAATCTTAATAATAGTAAATCTGGATTGCAAGCTTTCAATAACTTTTTGAATATTGCTGCACGATGATATAAAGTGCACATTGTTGCTAAACTTGTCAATGCAATTTCTAAAGACTTGTTGACTCTGTTCATTAATAAGGTCAATGTCGTCTAAAACAACAATTTTTTTTTTGTTTTTAATTAAAGAACAGTTTTGGCAAAAAGTTTTCACGTCATTGCGATAGTAGTTGATTCCTTGATCTTTCAAACTGTTGATGTGCAAAACATTTTCCATATATTGCGATTCTTTAAAACCGTTGTAATATTCTCTAATTAGAGCATTTAGCATGGCTGTTTTTCCGCTGCCCATGTCGCCAATGAAAAGAATGTTTAAATTGTCAATTTGAATCAATGTTTTTAAAATATTAGTCATTTCTTGTTCAATTTCAAAATCCTTGAAATACATCGGTTGAAATTTATTGATGAAAAGGTTGTAATCCATTAATAAGTATATTCGTAAATTATTATTTAAGTTTATCTCAAATAATAATATTAAAAATGTCAGGCGAGAATTTTTATTCTATATTGGGTGTTTCGGAAAACGCGAGTGCAGATGAAATAAAAAAAGCTTATAGACAGCTTTCATTAAAATATCATCCTGATAGAAACCAAGGAGATATGGAAAAAACAAAAACATTTCAGAAAATTAATGAAGCATATGAAACATTAAGCGACAATGAAAAGAAAGGTGAATATGATATGCGTGGAAAAAATCCTTTTGCTAGAATGAATAGCTTTGGTGGGAACGGCGACGAGATGGATGTGAATGATTTGTTTGCGAATTTATTTTTTGGCGGAATGCCTGGAATGCATGGAGGGATTCCAGGAGGAATATTTGCAGGAGCGTTTCCTCCGGGAGCAAATGTGCGAGTGTTCAGAAATGGTGTTCCTGTAAATATGGGTCAAGGATTTGAGAAGCCAGCGCCAATTACAAAGACAATTCACATTAATATGGGAACTGTATTGACAGGTGGAAAGATCCCTCTAGAAATTGAACGTTGGTCAGTTGAGAACGGAGCCAAGGTATTTGAAGTTGTTACAGTATATGTGGACATTTTTAAGGGAGTTGATCATAATGAGATTATTGTATTGAGTGAACAAGGTAATTCCGTAAATGATAAATGCAAAGGAGATGTAAAGGTTTTTATAAATATTAATAATGATTCGCAATTTACAAGACGCGGATTAGATTTAATAATGCACAAGGAGATTTCTCTCAAAGAGGCATTGTGTGGATTCAGTTTTGAGATTAAATATATAAATGGAAAGGTATATACAATCAACAATCAGACGGGAAATATCATTCCGCCAAACTACGAAAAAGTGATTTCCAATATGGGGTTAACGAGAGAAAACCACGTTGGTAATTTGATAATAGTTTTTAACACAAAGTTCCCAGAGACGTTGCCCAAAGAAACGATGGAAGCATTAAATAAGCTATTATAAAAATAATTCTACTTACCTACGCTTTGATATCAAATGTATTGAAAAAAGATACACCATCAAAATGTTTGCAAAAACCATAATTAATTGTTGTGTCATTAAAAGTATTACGGCGCGGTTGGTTTCAGGATTCAAAATAGAATAACCGACGCCAGCTTGAACCGTCACGCTGGTAAAAAAGCAGTCCAATACTCTTAAATCATTTTTATTTTTATTTTTAACATTTAAGCTAAAATCGTCGCTATAAATCCAATACAAAGAACCGAATATAAGAATGGATACTATTTGAAATAGGAAGGTTTGAAACACTTGTCGCATTTATATTTTAGCGTGATATTTTTATTTTTTCTGCCGAGCGTAATATTATTCTCTGTAAAATAACTTAAAGAAACGGCTCCAAGAATAATGTGGGCGATGGGGCGCCCGTGGGGAGAAGGATTAATGGTGAAAAATTTGGGTGTAGAATCGGTGGCCCACTGGCTCAATTGGATTGGGGTTTTAAACCCCCCAAAGAGAGCGTAAGACTTCTATAATGTAGAAGACATCTTAAGGTTCCGAGTTCGAGTCTCGGGTGGGTTAATTGTAAATTTATTTTAAAACTGTTTTTTTGTGATCATTTTAGGTCACAAAAATTATTGCCTTTTGAGCACGGTTGGCTGTGCATTTCACTTGTAATGAAAAGGTCATGGGTTCGAGTCCCATAGGAGGCTAACAAATTTAATCTTTATCAAAAAATAAAGATTAAAATACTTTTATTTGTATCCGTCATAGTAGAGATGAATGACCTCAAGTAATTCGTTATTCTCATTATTTTCAATTCGTTTTAGTTGTTTATCTAGTTCTTTTTTAAGCTGTTCAAGCCGAGCAGAAATATAAGGATTGGTTTTAACACCTCTCTTATTTATATACGAGTCAGGATTAAAGCGAATAATTATATACTAATCCCTAAAAATGTTTTAAGGATTAAAAACTATAAAATCTGCTCAATCTAGAAAAATAAAAATCTAATGCAAATATATACAAAAATGGCAGGCAGACCTCGAATCGTTAGAAGCATTCAATCCTATGTTAATCATAGCGACGCTCACAGTGGATTAAGCATGTTGAAAGCAGGAACCCCCAACAAAGTTGGCGTCACACACTATTTATGGTATAATCTCCAAACACAAGCAAACCAGGGACCATTAGACTTTGTCAATTCACAAGCTTATTATAAAACATTGCAGTGGCAAACCTACGGGAACCTTCGACCATCTTTCACAAGCAATCCTCGCCAAGCTTACACGTCTTTCCCAGCGTCAAGATATCCAGTGGGACAAAGACCGGCGACATTTAACGGCAATTTTAACTCAAATTAAACTTGATTTTCGGCACTTGATAACGGTTTAGTCTCTCGCTTTTTACAATATTGACACATTGCAATGCAACCGCAATACAAAATCGCAACTGCAAAAGTTACAGCCAATGCAATAACAGTGGCAAACAAAGCTAAACACCAAAATTCAGACATATTTGTTTTTGCATTATTGTTCACTGCATTATTTAATTCATTTTTATTTTATTTGTAAAATAAAAATATACCCTAAAATATTAAATATTTTTCACGTACCAATTTAAAGCAGAATCATTTGATCCGCCGCTCATTTGCATTCCAAGACGAGAGAAAGATCGGTTGCAAGGATATTGCGCGCTGCAACTTGTAGCATGAAGTATTTTAGCACGTCTTGTGGCGATGCTAGAGGCTCCGACGCCAGCACCAGCCACATATGTGTTATTCACATCAGCCGGTTGGTTTGTAATTAATCCGAGAGCAAAGTTGCGTCTACCACCTGCACCATTGCTTTTCTTATAATTGAATCCACCTTTTCCTACCCAAAAACTTCCATTAGGCATTTTATATATATTACAGAAATATATTATAATTTTATCCAAGCAATGCGAATTTAGATACAGCCATTCCAAATAAAATTAATATCATTCCCACATAATCGTCCATTGTTGTTGCAACGTTTAACCAAAATTGATTACTAAATAGTTGTCCTAAAAACTGAAAAACATAAGAAGACAATGCCATTTGCGCGGGGTTCAAGAATGTATAACCAATGCGTTGCATGGGAACCACAAATAACCATTCCATTGTGGCCCAAAATTCTGACGCCAATAATTTGTTATAGGCGGTTGCATCGGCTCCTTTAAACGTTGTTTGTAAGAACATTGCCAACATAACCGTAACAACAACCAATATATTAAGAAGCACCCATAATAATACTTTGTAAACAGATACCATCTATATTAAAATGATAAAATTAAATTATATTTGCATATTTTAACAATGCGATCTGACAATTCTAAACTTGTATATTATGTTTTATATTATATATTATTTGCAACAGGTCAAGCGCTAAGTATGTGGGGTCAATATGTCACGTTGCCATACACAAATCTTACTTATTGGCAAGCATTTTCAATGGCAATACCTTTTGCATGGTCAAATTGGTTATTCACAACCTTTGCGATAGATATTGGACATACACACGATATTGCCTCACCAACGCAAGACACCTTTTTACTTATTGTTCTGCAGTTTACCTACCTTTTAATTATTAACAGATTCTACTTGAAGAAGAAAATAACAAATAGTGATCTTTACGCGTTTTTCATTATTTTGATAGGTTACGCCGTAAGTTTATTTCAATTGGTCTCAAAGGCATTAGGCAAAAAAGTACCAAAAATTAATAAAAAAACTGAAGATGAGGAACTTATATTAGATAACACTCCTTAAATAAAAATAAAGATTTCTTTTCGCTGAAAGCTTTATTTAACCGCATTTTGCTCTACTTTTTTAAAGTAGATTTTGCTCTACTTTTTTAAAGTAGATTTTGCTCTACTTTTTTAAAGTAGATTTTGCTCTACTTTTTTAAAGTAGATTTTGCTCCACTTTTTCTAAAAGTGGATTAGGAGATCTTTCTAGTGGGGATGTCAGAAGACACCAAGTAAATGGAGTTCTCAGTAATAATGATAAACTCAGTTCCACTCTTGTAAAACTTGGCAATGGGTGAAGTGTACTCATCCTCACTCTTCACTAATAACTTTTCTCCGGTCTCCTTAACACCAACAAGCGCCTTCTTATCAAGCGAAACCGACCAATAATCCAACATAATTGGCTTATCTTCAACGATTGACAATTTTGCGGCGTGTCTTAAAGTAATGTCACTGGGTAATCTATAATTAGATGCTTCAGTTTTGGGTTGTTCTACAGACATATTTATATTAAAGAAGTTTTAAAAGTCTTTAAATACTTATAAGAATAAAGTATTTAAATTTAATATTTCTATAAAATATAAAATGAACGCCTCAACAACAATCAATAACAATAATAATAATCGTTTTTCATTGAACGATTCCAATAATTATATATGCAATTTAACTAATACCATAGGAGACATTGTAAACAAATATAATACACTACTGGTGGAATATTTAAATTTTATTGTTGATAATATTAGCGTAAAAAATTCGGAATACAGTAAATTCATTATAGAGCGAGGAATAGAAACAATAACACACGTTTTTACAATGTTACTATATTATTCTAGAAACGTTGATATGGCGTATTATCATGGACAAAGGTCATTTTATTTTTATGTAGAGTTTATTGGTCAAATATCCGAAGACCAACATACATTTCTGAATTTAAGTTCGCGCGACGCCGCAATGTTTGTATATAAAAAAACAATATTTGAATTGTCAACGGATTATCGCAAAAATATAACAGAACCGTCCAAAGATACAATTGAAAAACTTGACACCCTTAATGTAAATATTAATATTTTTAAGAATATTATTTTTTTTACTTTGCAAGAAATGAAGATAACCGAAAAAAATGCCATTATTGGAAATTTAGTAAAGCATATGGAAAGTATGTGCAATAAATTATTAAAATACAAATTTACAATTCAAGAATATAATACAATAGAAAATTTTGTAAGTTTGATGAGCAAAAATGTAAGCATTACTAAATATTATGAATTGGTTGATCTTTTTATCCAAAAATATTCAAAAATAAAACCAGAATCTGCAAATAAAATTAGTGACGCAAGAATTAGCGAAAAATTTACCGATCCATTGTGCGAATCAAAGTTAGAAGAATCTTCTGAGAAATTTATTAAATGGATATTGGCCTAACCAAAAAAACAAACCAATTCTAACGACCTACATCAAAATAAAAGTATCTATGTAATGTATATGTTATTGTCTCAAAATAAACACAATTATACACAGATATTTGTCACAATTATTGGCGGATACATTGGCGCTCTCTTACCAAATAAATTATCCAACATTCCACACTTATTAATGGCCGTTATAATAGGGTCGTTGGCAAGCAAAGTCGTTTATGGGGATTTTGACGTAGGATACCAATGGTCACAAAGTGACATTTATTATTGGTTTGTCACTGCAATAGAAGCGCTTCTTGGCGGTTATTTGGCTCTTTACGTGAAAAAAATTTATAATAAATAAAATGTATCAATTTTGGCATTTACTTCGTTTTAACCTTTTCTAAAGATGGTTACGATTCAACGTCAACTTGAATAATTTTGCGACGAACCTTCTTTTTCTTGTCTTTTGAAATCTTATTTTCAGCAGTGATTAATTTCTGGTTAATCTTATGGAATTCTGTGCGTAACAAAACCTTTAAGAATTCGTAAATAGCGAATAGAACGTCGTCATTGCACATGCCAACAATAAGAATACTTCCTGTTCTAAAAATCATAAAGCTAACCTCAACAATTTTGTTATACTTTTTGTTGTCCTTGTCTTCCTGCGAAATTTGACTTCCTGTTTGAACGGTCAATTGTGGATTATAATAGAATTTGCATTGAATTCCCGGATAAGAACAAGGATCGTAAATGCAATGAATGTTGTATTTAAACTTTAAAATATCAAATAAAGTCTCGCGATTGATGTAAAATCCACAGTTAAAGTTTGAATTAATAAGAACAGTGTCGCTTGTTTGCAAATATTCAAGTTTATCCTTAACGTGCGGTTGAAGGTTCTGAATAATGTTCTTCAAGACTTCTTCAAATATCTCATCAGTTTGAATGCCAGGAATCTCCAACTTTCCAGTATTAAAAACTTTTATATGAAATTCTTTGAATGCGTCTTTAATTTTAATGCGCATAATCATAACAAAGCAATTGTAAAACGCGCTCTTCTTCTTGCACCTGTAACTCATGATGTCCTTCTTAGAGATTCCAATACTTACTTTTCTAATATCTTTGAATTTGATTCGTCCATTTGGATTATTAATACTAGTTATAATTTGCTCTTCAAAATAAGTTTCCGTCTTAAGATTCTCTGCGACAATATCAAGTTCTTCTTGACACAGTGAATTAAACTTCATTTGCTTCTTTATGACACCATTAACCGGTTTTGCATATGAAATTACAGGAACATTCCAGAAAACCTCCTTTAAATTAATTTCTCTATTTAAATAAGCAATCTTTGATTTAGTTGATATATAAATTTCGGTTGCTTTAGGAGCCTCAGAAAGTTCTAAATCAAGGTTGGAAATAATTTCATTGTTGTTTTCAATGTTAATATCGTCTGATAATCCCTCATCATAGTCAGGCGATATAAAGTTTTTCCATTCGTCATCTATAGTAATTGCCATGGTTTTAGCCATAAGGATACTTGTAATATTGGCTTTATGTTCTTTAAGTTAAATTATTTCAATTTATTTTCTAATTATATAGAATATAAATGTTAGGTTGTAAAGCGCGCATCATCCATGAAAGGAGTAATCTCATTCCAATTCCAAAAAACTTATCTACAACAGATTTTAACTGCAAAGACGTGTCATATGGTTTGAAGCAAAATTGTTTTGATCCTTCAAAGAGTTCTCCACCAAATGAATTTATGCTTAAGTTGCATAAAAGAATGAGTCTTTACGAGTCTTTAGAAACAAAAGATGATAAGCGCGCCAACGAATAATTAACGTAATATGAATTCTTGCAATCTTGATAATGCATTATATTCTCCACAAATCTTAAACAGTCCCTTGAAATAACGTGTGGTTTATTACGAATAATATAATTTAAAAAATCTTTAATTATATTTTTTTTGTCAATGTTATAATTAATGCTGATTTCTTGAATGTAAGCATCTAATTCTGCAATAGATGCCTTTTTTATAAATTTATTATATATCGTATCCCATACAGTTACGTCAATAATATTAAAATTGCTATCAATAATATTTTGATTTGACTGCATAAAATTTATCATGCTTCTCATATCGGACCCGTACAAATTTTGAATTAAATTCAATGAATTTATCGTTATATTTAGTCCTTCGTTATCTGAAATATTCTTTAAAAACTGAATAATGTCATTTTTGGGTAGCTGATTGAAGCGGAGTCGCAAAAACTCATTCTGCAATCCTTCGTCAATTCTACTGATATAATTGCAAATTAAACAGAATCTTACCGTGCTTGAGTAACTTTGAATCAAATAATGAAGCGCTTGCTGAGCATTTTTTGTCATGTAATCAACCTCGTCTAATATTACAAATTTCATGCCTTTTCCAAAGAGCGTTTTGGAATTAACAAACTGGCTAATTTGATTGCGAATTATGTCTACACCTCTGTCATTAGATGCATTTAACGTAATGGTTAATTCACTAGTTCGTTGATTATGTTTCTTGTGATATTCATTTATTAAAATCATTACGCTAGACGTTTTTCCTGTGCCCGGAGGTCCATATAGCAATAAATGTGGGAAATAAGAGGTTTCAATGATATTTTTCATAATAATTTTGTTTAATGGATCTAATACAACATCGTCAAATTTTGATGGTCTGTAAAATTCCACCCAAGGGATGCTACTCATTTATTTAAATTATATAGTGTAGTTTTTAATATATAATCCAAATTAAAACTAATAAAAACTAATAAAAAAAGACAACCAAAAAGACAAATAAAGAACAAATAAAGAACAAATAAAAAAGAATAAAAATTGAAATAATTAATTCCAACTAATATTATGGACAATCAAAAAACAATAATGGCTGCAACAGGCTATCTAGAACTATTTATGGGACCGATGTATTCCGGAAAAACATCCAAACTACTAGAAATTTATAAACAGTGTTCCTTTTGCAATATTCCGGTGGCGGTTATTAATCATTGTTCCGACACAAGATATCACGAATCAATGCTTTCCACTCATGACAAAAACATGATTCCTTGCATCCAAACTCAACGCATTAAAGATGTATGGGATAACCGCGACGTAGAAGAAGCATTTGATGAAACGTCAAGCAAACATTTGAAGCTTCGCGTAGCAGAAGTTATTTTGATTAATGAAGGGCAATTCTTTGAGGATTTGTATGAATGTGTTTTGGATATGGTTAAAGAAAAGAAAAAGGTTTACGTCGCCGGACTAGACGGCGACTTTGAAAGAAAAAGGTTTGGACAAATGCTGGATCTAATTCCCAATTGCAATGATTACACAAAGCTCAAGTCATTGTGTTCTATTTGCAAAAATGGAGAACCTGGAATATTCTCTCTTCGTTTATCAAAAGAAACTCAACAGATGTTGATTGGGTCTGACAACTACGTTCCTGTGTGTAGAAATTGTTATGATAAAAATAATTGCCCTTGAAAAATACTCGTTTATACCAGAGAAGATTTTAAATGGGACGCTCTGTAGGAGCGTCATTTCAAATCATTACTGGAATCTGACCCTGAAGAAATTAAAATGTCCCATTTTAATTCTTCAAGGGTTTAAATATTTATTAAAACAATTTAAATTACTAGTAATAGAATACGTATAATATAAAATGAGTAAAGTTTCAGAGGAAGCGATAAAACCTAAGAGGGGAAGAAGATCTAAAAAAGATATATTGGCTAGTCAAGAGAAAGCAAAAAATGATGCACTTGCAACAAAAGAAGCGGAAAATAAGGTTATTTTTTCTTCAGAGTCTAATATTCAATTGCAAATATCTTCCGAAAAATTGGAAGAAGATGGAAATGAAATTGTTGAACCTGATTCATCAAATGAATGTGAAAATGAGGGTGAAAATGTAGTTGTTAAATCGCCTGGAAAGAAGCGAGGAAGAAAGCCAAAAGGAGGAAAAATAATACAACAAAACCTGTCAATTGTAGAAGAGAAGGAAGCAAAACCGAATGTCATATTGCATTTAAAATGCTCAATGAAAGATCTGCAAATGTCTGGAGATTATAATTCTAATTTTACGTCTTCAAATATTGAATCATTTGCATTTGGTGGCCCAAAAAATGACTGTTTTTATGAAATTATTAACAAACCAGAAGAAGACAATGTAATAATGAGTCCGCCGGAAATTATATGTTCCACAAATATTTCTAGCATTAAACATATAAATTATAATGATAGTCAAGAAGATGACAATTGCGAAACAAAAGAAATATGGAAAAAACTTAAAACTCTTGAACATAATTTGCACATTAACAATATTTCAGATAAAAAGTCTGCTTGTTTTTGGTGTTCATACGACTTTGATAATCCGCCTATTTATATACCAAAACATTTTGTAAAGGATTCGTATCACGTTTACGGCTGTTTTTGCAGCCCAGAATGCGCAACTGCTCATTTAATGGAAGAAAACATAGACAGTTCAACAAAATTTGAACGCTATTATTTAATAAATCACATTTACTCAAAAATATACCAATACTCAAAGAATATTAAACCGGCTCCAAACCCACATTATATGTTAGAGCGTTATTATGGGAATTTAACCATACAAGAATATCGCTCGCTACTTAAATCGGAACGTTTATTTTTAATTGTAGATAAACCGTTAACGAGAATACTTCCCGAGTTTCACGAAGATAACGACGATTTTATTATTAACAATAAAATTATACAGTCAAATAGCTATCAATTAAAGAAACGACTTCAGAAAAAACAGCAAACAAAAAATAACATTGTAAATGAACAATTTGGATTGGCTTAAACGCAAATAAATAATAAAAATTATTAGAATTATTATTTATTTTATATCTTTTATCTTAATACATTTTAACTAAACTTCACATTATTGTTCATGGTTATTTCATGTTTTAATTTATCGTCTTGTTTTGAATTAAAATCGCGAATGGAATCGTCTAATTTAAGTCTAAGTTGCCTATATATTTCTTGATTAAGTGATTTTGAAACCGCTTTAGGTTTTTCAACAATTCCCATGTAGTCTTTAATTACTTTTATTGGGTCATCGTTGTACTCTATTAACTTCTCTCTCGCGACGTCCACATTATAATCTGTTTGTCTCATGATCATTTGAATTTTTTCTGATGCCTCAGATTCACATATAATTGTAATATTGTCCATTTATACATATTGTTTAAATATTTTCTAAATCATATTAAACGAAATTTACTAATATAAAATATCTCAGAGTAATGTCTAGGTTGCCAACGATTATTGATATTCAACCAATTTTAAATGAAGTTAGCGTTGTAGTTAAGAACGGAATACAAGATGTAATATACAATTACACACAGTCGCATTTAACCAGAGAACTTGAAAAGTGTAGAGCTGAAATGGAATATTATAAAAAGGAGCTTGAACTTTTGCAAAAACACAATACGCGGCTAAACATTTCCAAGGAAAATATTTCTCTTAACATTGAAGAAGTGTCCGACACACAAAGCGACGATGACTGCACCATTGAAAAAATTTTATTGCAAAATGAAGTAACATATAAAAATGAGCGCGTTTCTTTTCCTAAATCTAGCGACGAAGAAGAACAAGAAGAAGAAGATGAACAAGAAGAAGAGGAACAAGATGAAGAAGAAGAAGAGGAACAAGATGAAGAAGAAGAAGAGGAGGAAGCTGAGGAGGAAACATTTGTATGGAAGTGTGAATATTGTCACAACATCAACGTTGTTGTTGCAACTTGCTCAAAATGCGCGGTTTCAAGAACAACTTCCGCCAATTTTGGTGTTGAAAAAGCCGAGAAAAAGTTGAAAGAGTTAGAAGAAGAGGAAGATATGGAGACTGAGGCCGAAGAAGAGGAGGAAGAAGAAGAGGAAGAGGAAGAAGAAGATCACGAAGATGACGAAGATGACGAAGAAGAAGAGGACGAACAAGACGACGAACAAGACGACGAAGAAGTCTTTGAAATTGAAATTGAAGATGTTACTTATTTCGCAACTAATGAAGAAAATGGACCAATTTATGAAGTAGATAAAGACGGTGATCCTGGAAATCAAGTTGGCTATTTAAAGGACGGCGAACCATTTTTTTATTGATATAATATAAGTTAACCATGTTTAAATTGTGTCCACCCGCATTAATTTATATCGTTTTTTCTATTGCTCAAATTCTAATTGACACATTTAAAGGGCTTTACAACACCGCGTTTATGAAGTTTGTTGTTGCAATACTTGTTACTCTTTTATTAAATGGCTTGTGTGATGGCGGTTTAGGCGTTATTTCCTGGATCATTGTTTTTATTCCATTTATTTTAATGACTTTTGTGGTAGCAATGTTATTATACATATTTGGATTAAATGCAACAATTGGTCAAGACCCTCAAACCAGCGTTTATATTGCAAAACAGCCTGAAAATAAAACAGTATCTACTCCGACAACTGTTTTTAAGAAAAACTTTTTCCCTTATTCATCAACATCTCCCGCATACGAGAGTTTCAAAAGTATATAAGTAAAAACTATTTAAAAATTTATATACAATTTATCCACGGTTAATGACTATACTTAACGTTTTTACGCTTGGGGCGGGATTTCATGTATTCATGGCGTACTGTTTTCCAAATGAATACAATGTCGCTCTTTTAAAAATATCATTTTATGCAATTATGTTTTACACGCACATTGAAATGACTGCTAAGAAGTTATATTACCATCCTTCATTTAAACCAGTAAAATCGTTCATTGAAATTTTAAATAAAAATTCTGAGATAGATATTATAAAATTTAATCAATTAATGTTCTCAACAAATAAAAAATATATATCGGTTCATCAGTTTCTCTTGTATGACTTTATTATATTTTCTGATTATGAAAAAGTAACAGAAACTTCACCAAAAGTAAACAAAATCTTATTTTTTGGTTTTCCAAAACTTCCATTAAATTTTGATTATAAATTGTGCAGGTTTTCGTTTATGTCAATAACGATAAAGTTTAATGGAACAAAGTATCAAGTCAAGCTATCAAATGATTTTGAGAATTATTATGTTGTCGGAAATAAGATTAATCTTCTTTTGATCTCACATTTGTTGAAAAAGCAGCATAATGTTAACTGCGACGAAATTACTGGAATATATGATTTGGACATCATTGATCACAATGTGAATATGAAAACATTTAATCAAAATGACGAAATAACGTTTGGTGAGGAAAATTATAGTGTAGCGCCATTTATTTACGTAGATACGTCCATCGTTACTGTTTTAGATATTATTAATAAGTCATTGGAAAACGCTGACAATTCAACAATGAACGATCCTACATTGGAGTCCAGTTTATAATAAAAATGCATCGGTTTGCTGCTAAATTTTTAGAAAAAATTTTTATTTTTTCTAAATATGTGTTATTTTGTTGAACGCATTATTTTCTATTCATTGCGGTAATTGCCTTGTCAGCATTCTTAATTGCTTTGTTGGCCATTTTTTTTGCACTTTTTGCCAACTTGTTAGCAGATTTCATTTGTTGTTTCATTTCCTCTAAAACAGGAACATCTTCAGTAACTTCATCTTCAGAAAAAGCGTCTGTAACGTAAACTAACGCAATTCCGCCTAAAACACCGGCAGATACTAACAAAATGTCGCGAGCTTCTTTGGAAAGATTATTCCACCACTTTGACGCATTGTCCTTGACATCCTTTACAACTTCTGCTGGACCAGACATTATACATTTATCTTATATTTTATTTTTTATAGATAAAATAATTTAACGCATTTTTATAAAATCTTTTTCTGCACCTTATTTCCTACCCCCGCTCGTATCTCCTCAGCTATGTGTTGATTGAGGTATTGTGACTTCTTGTTGTTTACTCCTTTTCACTCGCCTTCTTTTTCGCAGCCTCCTTCCTTTCCTCTCGCTGCTTCTCCACTCTCGCCTTCGTCCTCCTCTTCCTCGCACGCTTCTTGTCCGAATCAAGCGGTGAAATAGGTTCAAATTCCCCTTGATCAGACAAAGCTCCTGCAGCACGACATTATTGTATTTTTTTGCAAATAAAATAATAATTTGTCTTAGGATTTTACAATATAAACAACATTACCAACGGAGCATGCAGCTGTAAATATGAAAATGGCTGCACTTGCCAACCCGCTGTTACGATCGCTTCCGGTATCGTCTATGGTGGATGCTGCAGCTGCTACTCCTAAAAATGCAAAGGCCGCTCCCACAACAACCGGTGGCCAAACTATAAGAGATTTTACAATATTCTTTTTTAGTCCCATTTATAAATTTATCTTATATTATATTTTTTACAAATAAAATAACGCAACGCATTCAACAGGTTTTGGACAACAAACGTTATTAAAAAATGCACTAAATATGAATGAATAAGCTAAAACAATATAAAAAAAAATTGATAGTTATAAATATAATGGTAACTCCGCAAACTACAATGGCAACAGATACAGATAGTAGCGAATATCATGCACTAGCAAACAAATGGACCATGTGGGCACACTTACCACATGACACCGATTGGAGCATCGGCAGTTATAAAAAGATTTATACTTTTGGAACTGCCGAGGGAGCCATTGCTCTGGCCGAAACAATGCCGGAGATCTTAGTGAAGAACTGCATGCTGTTCCTAATGAAAGAAGGCATAAAGCCAATCTGGGAAGATCCAAAGAATCGCGCAGGAGGTTGTTTCTCTTATAAGATTTCAAACAAGAGCGTTTACGAAGTTTGGAAGGAACTCGGTTACGTTGTTGTGGGAGAAACAATTAGCGCGCAATCATCATTTGTTGCCAATGTAACCGGAATTACCATTTCCCCAAAAAAAAATTTCTGTATCATAAAGATTTGGATGTCAACGTGCGCAAACCAAAATCCAAACATTGTAACAGCTGAAGTAAAAGGAATGACGTCTCAAGGTTGTTTGTTTAAAAAACACACACCAGAGTACTAAATCAACCTTTAAAAAGGGTTGAGCCAAAATTCCACTTTCCAACCTTTAAAAAGGGTTGAGCCAAAATCCACTTTGGAAAAGTGGAGCAAATTCAACCATTAAGCGAAGCGACACTCGCCCAAAGGGCTTAAAAGTGGAGCAAATAAACTTTTATAATTAAAATCACACAAGAGATAAAAATATAAGCGCGTTATTTTTTTTTAATAAAATAAAATAACAAGTAAATAATATAATGGGTCCAAATTTAGCCGAAGTTATTAAAAACTATTCGTCGCGCGTTAAAAAATTTGCCTCAGAAAAATCAAATCCCATCGCTATGGTTGAAAAGGTAAATAAGGTGGCTAGCACGGCAACCGCGGTCTCTTATGCTGTCCTAATGGTTGCTAAGTTGATTTCTAGCGAGAAACGTGGTGCCGACGTATATTATGCAGTGGGGGCTGTGGCTGGTGCGGTAAACGCTGTTACGACGTTCAAACTTGACAGCCAATAGGCAAAAGTGAATAAAGTTTTTTACATTTTAGAAATGTAAAAAACCGTTTACAAAAATTAAAAAAATCTATTGTCTTACGATAATTGTTGGATTTCCTGACGCTAAATCAATGCTAATAATTTGACCAATTGAATTTAAAAACTGATTCAGCGTTAATAAATCTTTGCGAATAGAAGTGGCCATTATTGAATGCGTTGAACTAGCATCTGGAGCATCAACAAATAAATAATCACCAGTATTTATTGAACGCGCGTTTTTAATAAACTCTTTATTCACCGGAGTTCTTCCACAAAACGATACAATGCTGTACAAGATTGAATTATAGTAGTTATTATTTGATATCCGAGTAATTACAAAATACTAACCAACACGACAATAAGCAGTTCCAGCACTATCAACAGCAACCGCACCATATCCACCAGCACCACCAGCAAGACCAGCAGCAATAGTTATTTGTGCTACACCAGCACTACTATTTATTGTTATTATATTACTTGTGGATTTATTACAAAAGGCATACCAATAACCAATTGTTCCTGCTGTTGGAGCAGGTAAAACAAATATTCTTCCTG